TGGTGCAATGCCCCGCTTGGGTAGCATCAATCACAATATCCGCAGCGGGTAATGTGATATCAACATGCTCAATCCCATCTACATGTAAAGCAGCATAAATAGCTGAACGACGAATACTGCGCCCAATTCTCTTTTGCTCAGCCACATAGCTCTGTAGATTCTGTTGTGCTATCTCTAAAACTGCTGCAGCTTGGGCAGTCTGTTTCGCGAAGATTGTTGCAACAATGCTGTAATTTATGACTGATACACTTTTGACAATCGCCTTATCACAACATGGTCGAACCTTTTCGTCATCTAAAGCAACTTGCACGATATTAATCAATTCTTGAGTCGCAACACCTGTTTCAGAGTCATTTTGCAGAATATAAATATCCAGATAGAATAGGTTCCCAATCAACTGAATTAACTGGGCTTTTGTTAAATTCTCTAACACGATATTGCTTAAATCGACTTGGGGTGACACCACTGAAACATCACCCACCCGACCATCCGCACTTTCTGCATAAAACTGATAAGAAGACACTGGACCTGCGACACTCAGCCCATCCATTGCTAACAAGTAACGTTCTTTTAAATCATGATCACTTTCATATACGGCATCTACAGGTGGCACGACTGTGTTATCTGCAGGTGTAATAATCAACCGTTTCAATCCACGGTCAACCACGAGCTGATCCAGATTGGAGCCAGATGAATACAACACCAATAAAGCCTTTACATCATCATTGCGTTGCTGACGAAATAAAACTTCGCGATAGGCCGATTCTTGTAGCAGTTTCACCACAGGATCAGATTCGCGCTCCAAGGTTTTACTCATTTCTGCTTGAACAGTAGCATCTGTATACAATGCGAGGAATGCAGCCTTACGTTCTTCATAGACTGTTTCAAAGTCAAGCTCTGTAATTAAAGTCGGAGCCGATAAAGTACTAAAATCTGCTAAATTCATTTTTTAATAACAATCCCATCTAGTCTTAATGGATTCCCATCAATGTTATAAATGCCTGTAATTGCCAATGTGATTTGCCCAATTTGACTACTTGTAACATCCACCTGCTGCACAGTAATACGGTTCTCCCACTTGGCTAATGCTTCTGCAACTGCAGCATATAAATCAATGAGTGTTGCTCGGTTTAGTGGTGCATCAATCAGATCAAATAAGCGTGAGCCATAACCTCGACGCATTACACGACTGCCGATAGGTGTAGACAAAATATCTACCACTGACTGTCGCAGATGCTGAATTTCTGTAATGGCTCGACCTGTATCTCGACTCATCATCACTGCGGTACCTGTGTAGTTGCACTTCCACCCTGTACACCACCATGTTTATGCGTTTTAAGACTGATAGAGCCGGCTTTTACATCACCTGTAGCAGTAATATCTCCTGTGACCTGCACATCACCCTTGATAATCACCTTGCCACCACCAGCCATTTGAATATTTAAAACATGGCTATTTTTGTCATAATGAATTCTGGTGCCATCGCTATAAACCGTTACAGGGTTGGCATCTGCCCCTGCATTGGGGAATTTTGTTTGCTCCAAAGCACCTAAAATCACCCCTTGGGATAAATCTCCACTGGCAGAAAGAACGAGTACATATTCATCTTTGCTAGGGGCAGACCAACTACGATCATCTCCTGCCCTCATTTTTAGCCAGACAATGCCTTCAACCAACTCACCGTCAAAATCCACTGTAGCCTCAGCTTGGCTATGATCTACAGTAACGATGCGTCCAAAGCGAACCAAACTTGCGAGAATGCGATCAATTTGCGCTGCGGCATAACTCATGACACCTCCTGATTGAGTGGTAATTCTTGATACTGTTCTTCATGCCCCAAACCAATTTCAGGTGCATAACTAAAGACAGGTATTGGCGTTTCACCCGATTCAACCCAGACATTTTCACCCACGACAATCTGTGTCGAGAAATCCACCCGCCACACTTCTAGGCGATCAAGTTCAGGAAAAAATGCATCTTCGGTGATGTCATCCACGGTGCTCACACCCACACCAAATTTACCCAATCCAGTAAAATGCTTATTCTTAAAAATATATAGGGCAACTGCTGCAGCCAGTTTGCGCACATTAATCTTGGCGCGACGCTGATTAAACGTATCGATAATGCGTGCTTCAAATTTTGCAATTAAAGGCATCTGTTCTGTGCCTGCATCACCATCGGCATTAATATCAAAATTAGTCAGTTCTAAAAGTAATGCAGGTAATTCCTGCTGACCGGGTACTTTGCGCTCTTCCTCATCCCGATAAAACTGCACCAATTTAAATGCAGGAAATTGAGTCCGTAATTTTGCTTCAATCACATCATGTAATTGATCAAGATCCACCCCAGTTATCGCATCAGCCATTTCAATTCATGCTCCAAGGTTTTAAAAAACTGTTCATGAAAATCGACTGAATTAAACTCAGCCCCTTCTAAATAAGCATCCGCTTTGGCTTTAATTGCTTCGGACTGCTTTTCAATTGGCAATCTGGATTTTCCAACCCGTTTAAACACCTGATGTTTTGACTTCGCTAAAAAAGCCCCATCCACTTTACGCTTTCCCGCTGTCACACCTTTTCTGGTTTGTCTTGGATTCAAGTGAATCAGGTCTACTTCATTCAGACCATAAAACAACTTGATCGAATAGCCTGTCGAAGTCTTTAAAATGCTGCTCTTTTTTAAACGTCTACGAATAATTCGTTGTGACATTTCCAGTTCTTTACTCAAGCCCCGTACTGTACGGGTTTGTATCCATTTCGCCATGCGGTTTAAGGTACGTTGCATGGCTTTTTCAGCTTGCTTTTCAGTGGGTTCTAATTCATCGATAACTGCTTGAATACCCTGCAATTCGAGATTTAATCTAATCACGTGCGGTCTCCAACTTCAGAACAGCCATCCCCGTACCATCCTGTTGCGGGTAGCCCATCACAAAGTATTTTTGACCATCAGCAAACAGTAAATAATCTCCACGTTTCACTCCTACAACATCTGCTGCTTTACAGGTATATCGCGGTTGAGCATCATCCACCTCATATTCGCCAAGTTGAGCATTCAAATATGGCTCATCAAAAATACCTTTGATTGAACGCTCCGCCCCATCTGTAAATTGCAAGGTTGCTGTGGTACCAAAACCACCCACATCATCTAATTGCAAAAATACATCTAGGTTTTCCCAACTTGGCATAGGCTTTACTCGGCTTCAGCAGCAGCTTGAATCGCTTCAATCATTTTTTCTTTGGTCAAAGAAGCGTCCAGTTCAAGTTCATATTCATGCACTGCAAACTCAACCAGTTGCGCTTTGGTCAAAGTAGCCAAATCAATTTCTTGATCTTCATCATCGCCCTCAACCAAGGTGCCACGGCCACGGCGTAACAAATCTTGTGCCAAGGCATGCGAGACCTCGACCTCATCACCTTTCTTACGAATTTCACCCTCAATTACGACGGCTGAAGTTAAAGCAATTACGACAGTTGTTTTCATGGATATATGCTCACAAAAATGGAGGGTAAAGCCACCGCAGTGGCTCTTCAATTAGACGGTTTTCTTGCCGTAGCAGATTGATTCGGTATTACGCAAAACGAAGTCCACATCTTGGAAGCCCACAATTCGTAAACCACCTTTTGCACTTAAAGAATACGGATCGATGGTCAGATCCAAACCACCCCACATCGCAATAATCAAGTCTGCAAAGTTACCGAAGAACACATCACCTGCTTCAATTTGATTGGTTACCTCAGTGCGATAACCATTCACGGTATTACCTGGTTCCCAAATCGTACTTTCAGTACCAGATCCAAATTTGGCTGAAGTCTTAAAATTCCCGCGCATTGCAGCGTTAATCACATAAGACATACGATCAACATCAGCATTGTCTGAAGCAATTTCAGATTCCATCTGCACCAATTCTGCAAAAGTTGGATTCACTGCTGCAAAGCTCACTGCATTTACACCCGAAATATTTTTTAAGCCGAGTGGCTGATTGTCTCCACCCGTGCCGTAATAAGCTGCTTTATCAATTTTCAATGCTAAGGCACGGTTTAAGTCAT